CAGGTACGGCTCCGGGCTGCGCTGCGCGTTGTATTCGGCATAAGCCCAGTCGATCACGGCGTCCGCGACGAAGGTCTGCACATCACGGCGCTTGAACCGCTCGGGCATCTCTTGCCCCTGCTCGATCGCAAAGTCAGCCAGCGCCAGGCCATCCTCAAATTGCTCGGTGTCGAACAGCCAGACCATGACCTGGACAAGAACACGGTTCGGCATGACCAAACCCGAATCCATGTAGCGCTGGATGAAATCCTGGTACTTGGGCAACAGCTCCTCGCGCTTGAGTGCCTGACGCCCGGCGAGCCCCTTGATGTCGCTTAGGCGCTGCAGATCCTGATCCAGCGAGGCTTCCATCAGCAGCAGATGCTTTTTCGCGTTGGCTGGACTGCTCAAGGCTTCCGCCGGCGAATACGCCAGCGGTGCCGCGGCCGCAGCAATTACCGCAGCGCTGCCCAACGCCAAGGTGCGGCGCTTGTGCGCGAGAGCCAGGCTCACTTCAGCAGCTCCACGTTCTCGGTCAGCGCGATTTTCTCCAGCTGCTCGATCACATAGCCCTCATTGCGGCTGTTGTAATCCTCGACGCGAGAGCGTTTCGGGTTGTCCACGGTTTGCTTGCGCCAGCTGGAATCCTGGAAGTAAATCGACAGGTTGTCCCAACTGGTGACCAGCACACCGTTGACCGGAAAGAACGGTACGCTGAAGCTCGGCAAGCCGCCGTAGGTGGCGATCACTTGAGCGTCTTCGATGCGTTCTTTTTCGGTTGGCGTATCGCCCTGCTTGGCGTACAGCTTCGCTTTGTCAGCCGCCAACAGGTCGGTGCCGATGATGGCGATCAAATCGCCGCCGTCGCGCAGACGTTCATCCACCATTTGCTTGGTGTCATGGACCAGGGCGTCCAGGTTGGCGTAATCGCCATTCGGCCCCAAGGTCACCTTGCCCGCTTCCTTGCCTTCCTTCAGCACCTGTTGCGGGGCTTGCTCGCGCAGCTGCTGCAGCCAGCCTTTGTTCACGTCCTGCAGCATTGGATACGTTTCGATATCCGTCTGTGCAGCTGCTTTCAAGCCGTGGAAGCCGACCATGATGCGATCGAGGGCGATCTGTTTCTGCACCGCGGCGGAATAGCGTTGATGGAAGTCTGGAAACTTCGCCCAGGCGTCGATTTTTGCGTACGGCAGACCCACATCGGATTCGGTTGACGACAACTCGTAGGTGCTGTTTTCCAGCTCCGACGCATCCTTGGCTTCGCGATCGGTGGTCTTGGTGTTAGTACGGCCGGTGACAGGACCGGACACGCCAATGAACACCTTCTCGCCTTTGATCTCGGTCACCGGAATGACGTTGATACGTTGCAGGAAATCAGCTTTCGCGGTGATCGCGTCGTTCAGCTCCTGGGCGATTGACGGTTCAACGGAAAACATCTTGCTGGACAACGGGACGCCGTAAGTCTCGGCGATCGCCAGCTGCATTTCGGCGTACATCTTGGCGCCGTAGGCGCTCAGGGAACGGGCCATAGTCAGAGTACCCGCGCTTTGGATTTGTCAGCGGGGCCAGCATTGCGTGGCAACTGACGACCGTTGCTGGTGTTTTTCAGTTCGGTGAACTGCTTCTGCAGGTTGGCCAATGCCGCCAGCACAGCTTTGTTTCCGCCGCCGGTGCGCTTGAATTCGCGTTCCTCTTCGGCCGTGGTCACGATTTCGTCCACCGCGTCAGTGACATCATCGATCGGGGCTTGATCGGGTTCCGGTGCGTCTTCGGCGGCAGGCTCGATCACGGCCTGAATGCCGGCGGCGACGACCAGCAGCTGGGCCAGCAGGGCTTTTAAAGCCGTGGCGGTAGCTTCATCCATTGGGGGTTTGCTCTCGGTTGGGGTTTGCGGAGTGGTTTCGGCGGCGGTGTCGTCAATGCCGAAACGCTTGAACAGGCGGGTAAAAATTGCAGCCAGACGGCCAATCTCGCCCTGCGGCTCGGATTCGCGCAGCGGACCAAGCTCCAGCGACGCGGCGTAGTAAGCGGCGCGACTGGTTCGGTTAGAGAAATAGAGTTCCTGAGTGCCGAGGCTTGCGGGCGAATCGGTCACCGCCAGACCGGTCAGATAGGCCTTGCCACTACCGGCAAAATTCGGAGTGATTTCAATGCTGGTAAACAGCTTTTGGCCTTGATCGTTGAGATACAGCAGGCGATCGTTCGGTTTTAACTGAGCTTCCAGCGCAATTTGACCTGGCTCCAGATCCTCGCCCTCTTCAACCAGGCGCACAGCGAATACGGTGCCGTGCGAGCCAGGCCAGCGCTCGTGGTCGCACCAGATCACAGCGGTGTATTTGGTTGGTGTGTAGGTCTCGGCGATATCGCGCAGTTCCTGGGGAAGGATCTCGCGGCCATCGACAGTCGGGCCGCTGGTGGCAACACGTTTCCAGTAGGAGACAAGGGAACGGGGCATGAGGGGTGACTGCGCTCAATCGTTGAATGAGCCGCCACGATAGGGAGCCGTTTGCCGCCAAACAAACGGTTGAAATTCAGCATTCTCCTATTTGAACCAGATAGGCGAGTCGCAATATTTAACCCCGCGTTTCCAGGGTTTTCGCCGCATAGACTGCGGCGCATGAACTACCCGACCGAAGTTAAAGAAGCCGCAAAACGCCTTTACCTGCGCCGCTGTTCGGTGAAGGAAATACAGGCGCATTTGAAGCTGCCCAACATCCGAATCGTCTATTACTGGATCCGCCAAGGCGGCTGGGACGAGATGCTGACGGATGAAGAACCGTTAAGCGCGGTCAATCGGCGCATCACACTAATTCTGGAAAAGATCGAGCCGCTGACGAAAGCCGAACTGGACGAACTGGAGCGGCTGACGAGCCTACTTGAGCGCCTGAAAAAACTGGCCGCGAAATCTTCACCGGCGGCGCCGTCAGATCGTCCGGACGAGTCTCGCGAACGGCAACCTAGTCAACGTCGTGAGCGAGGCGAAGGCGGCGCCAAGAAGCGGGAAAAGAAGGCCAAGAACGACATCAGCGGCCTGACCGAAGTGGATTTCCTCGATAAATTCATCTCGAAGATGTACGGCTATCAGAAAGAGCTGTTCGAGGCGAAACAGAACCCGCTGACGCGCCGTGTCCGGAACATTCTCAAAAGCCGGCAGGTGGGCCTGACCTACTACTTCGCCGGCGAAGCGTTGATGGACGCTGTGTTGAGCGGCGACAACCAGGTGTTTCTGTCTGCCAGCCGATCGCAGTCTGAGATCTTCCGCAGCTACATCATCCAATTCGCCAAGCAATGGTTTGATATCGAGCTGACCGGCAACCCGATCACGCTTAGCAACGGCGCCGAACTGCGCTTTCTCAGCACCAACAGCAGTACCGCCCAGGGCTATCACGGCCACGTCTACGTGGACGAATATTTCTGGATCCGTGATTTCGAAAAACTCAGCACCGTGGCCAGCGCCATGGGCACACACAAGAAGTGGCGCAAAACCTACTTCTCAACGCCCAGCGCCGTGTCGCACCAGGCGTACCCATTCTGGTCGGGTGAGGAATTCCGCAACAGCAAACGCGGCAAGAAGGCCGGCGGTGTATGGCCAAGCGAAGCGGCGTATACGCAGGGTGCGCTGTGTCCAGACGGCCAATGGCGCAAGACCATCACCCTGGACGATGCGATCGCCGGCGGCTGCGATCTGTTCGACTTGGAGCAGCTGCAGCTGGAGTACGACGAGGACAAATTTCAGCAGCTGTTCTACTGCAAGTTCATCGACAGCACCCAAAGCGCATTCAGCCTCAAGGATCTCGAGCGCTGCTACTCGGATCTGTCTTTGTGGGAGGACTACAACGCAGAGCTGGATCGGCCGTTCGGCAATAGTCCGGTCTGGCTGGGCTACGACCCAAGCCGAACCCGCGACGACGCCACCTGCGTGGTTATCGCGCCGCCACTCGAACCCGGGGCGAAGTTCCGGATTTTGGAAAAGCACAGCTGGCGTGGCCATTCGTTCACCTACCAAGCCGCACAGGTCAAGAAACTGACCGAGCGCTTCAACGTTCAGCACATCGGCATCGACGTTACCGGCGTTGGTTACGGCGTATTTGACCTGGTACGCGACTTCTACGCGAAGGCGACGCCAATTCACTACAGCCTCGAGGCGAAAAACGCCCTGGTGCTCAAAGCCCAGGACACGATCCAAGGCAGCCGCATCGAGTGGGACGCCGGCTGGACGGACATCGCCCAGGCATTCCTGACGATCAAGCGCGGCGCCACCAACAGTGGCCAGATTACCTACAGCGCATCACGCACCGACGCCACCGGCCACGCCGACATTGCCTGGGCCGTGATGCACGCGCTGGCAAACGAACCTTTGAACACCAACAAGCGGCGTCGTAGCCGCTACGTCACGAGTAACCAGACCAGCCATGGCCAACCGCAAACGCAGAAAGCAACACATAGCCCAACCACCGCAGCAGCCCATGCGCTCGTTTACGTTCGGGGAGCCGGAACAGGTGTTATCCGGCAACATCGGCGAGTACGTGGGTGTGTTCCCCAGCGACGACGGCAAGATTTACAAGCCGCCGGTTTCGCGGGTTGGCCTGGCCAAGCTGCTGCGCGCCAATGCCCACCACGGCGCCATTCCGAAATTCAAACGCAACCTGCTGCTGCGTGAGTTCATCCCTTCGGCCGGCTGCAGCACCGAAACAATGGGCCGCGCCGGGCTGGACTATATGGTGTTTGGCGAAGCGTATTTCTACAACGACACCAACGCCTTCGGCCAGGTGCTGGAGCTGCAGCACCTACCGGCCATCAACATGCGGGTAAAGGTCGACGGCGGGTACGTGATGTTGATGCCCGACAACAAGGAAATGGAGTTCGAACAGCACGAGATCTCTCATGTCCTGGACTACGACGTGGAACAGAACATCTACGGGATCCCGGATTACCTGGGCGGCCTGCAGGCGCTGCTGCTCAATGAGGCTGCCACCCTCTTCCGCCGGCGCTATTACAGCAACGGCGCGCACGCAGGTTACATCTTCTACACCAACGACCCCGACCTGACCGAAGAGGACGAAGATGAGCTGCGCGCGCAGATCAGCGCGAGCAAGGGCGTGGGTAACTTCCGCTCCATGTTCGTCAACATCCCCAATGGCAAGGAAAACGCGATTCAGATCATCCCTGTGGGGGACTTCCAAGCCAAAGACGAGCTGGAAAAAGTGAAAAACATCACCCGAAACGACGTCATCGCCGCCTGGCGAATGAACCCGGCGCTGGCCGGCATCATTCCAGAAAACACCGGTGGTTTCGGTGACATCGAGAAGATCGATCGCGTTTACACGAGCAACGAGATTCGGCCGATTTGTCAGTTGTTCAATCAGCTAAATTACAGGCTCAGAGAGGATAGGAGATTTAGCTGGAAAGCTGCGCCAGAACCAGCGGATATCACTACATGAAGTGCCAACCAGAAAGAAAACCACTACAGATTGTGGCAAAATGGTGGCGATCAGCTGCCCCTGGGGAGGGACATAATGAGAGTTGTATGCAACTGCGGACACAAGGGCCGGATTGCCTCGCGGGAAGAGGTAACGACAGCCTTCGTAAAACTATACTGCCAGTGCCTGGACGCAACGTGCGGGCATACATGGGTGGCCAATCTGACGTTCTCGCACACGCTCAGTCCGTCGTCGCAGACGTACGAGCGGATGCTGATCGATCGCTTACGAGAAATGCCCAGAGCGAAGCAGCGGGAGCTTTTCGAGCAGTTGGGATCGCAGGCGGTTGCGTAGTTACAAACCGCCGACGTACGAGCGCCGGCGATCGGGATCATTCAAAGAATGACGGTCAGCCCTCTACTTTCTCCTTTGGGTTGATTGCCAGTATCTCGGCCACTCGGCGAACTTGCTGCTGTTCTACGCGGGTGAGCCGGCGATACAGATCGATCAGTCGACGCTCGATTTCCGTGAGTACGGCAGCTTCCGACTCGGCGTTTTCGAGGGCGATGTGATCGTTCTTCTTGCGATCCAACATTCTAACTACTCCATAAAGTGCATTGCTGAACGGACTTTATGGGGGGTGAGCAGGTGCATTGGAATAACAGTTACCCCAATGACTGCGCGGGATTGTTGCGAGTTAAGACCGATGCCGAGCTGCGTCGTCGGCCATAGCTTCAAGAATACGGCGAATCGCCTTCTGATCGTCTACCGGAATGCTGCGGAACTGTTTAATCAAACAGTCTTCGGTTTCATTCAAAGAGTTTTCAGCAAGGTTTGTGCGAACACCGGTGAGGATGTAAGGCACATCGAAGCCGAATTGCAGAGCTACCTTGCTCAGGTACGGAGCCGGAGCGTCACTTGTCCCAGCCTCGTAATTCGCTTGGGTTCGCTTCACGACGCCAATTGCCTCGGCAATCTCACCTTGTGTCATGCCGCAGCGCTTTCGCTCTTCCTGCAGGCGAGAACCAATTTCTTCAGAAAGATGCAAAATCATTCATCCCAAATATTTACAAATGCATCAAGATGCATCATTCTGCATTTCACACCACATGAAATTGCATGGATTTGCACTATGCCGAAGATGAGTATCACCGAGCAAGCCCGCGAGAAAGCGCGGTTAGCTTTAGAAAAACGCGGGCAATCCGCTAAGGACTTTGCGCTTCTCCATAAATTGAGTCCCAGCACCGTATACGCGGTGCTGAGTGGCCAAAGCCAGTGTCGCCGTGGGGAGGCACACCGAGCCGCAGTATTACTCGGCATTAAAGACGGTGTGATCGAACAGTAATAGCGGCGCTCCACAGGGAAAAGTAGAAGTTGAAAAGTCCAATCCTAGACACCCGTAAAGAAGTCATGAGCGAGATCATCCGCAGCTATAACGGCGGACGTGAGGCTGCAGCAGCACGCCTGGGTCTGAAGCTCAAAAAATTCGACAATCATGCCTATGAAAACGCCGGTTGCAGTCCTCTCAGCGATACCCAAGTTTTCCTGCTCGAGCAGGACTGCGGGACACATCATTTACCCAATTACATCGCCTCGATGTATGGGGGACTGTTCGTTCCGATGGCTGATCCTGGAACCCTCGACAATGTCGAGCTTTACGCCCGCTCCGTGCAGGTTTCCGCAAAGCGAGGCTGTGTTGATCAAGCAATCGCCGCCGCTCTTGAAGACGGTTCGATCAGTGATGAAGAAGCCGAATTCATCATGGACGCGCATAACCTCCACGTAGCAGCAAGACATGCAGAAGTGCTGGCCGCTATCGCCCTTTACCGCGCAGGGAAAATTCAATGATCAATTTGTCTGCAGCACCGGAATATCAAGATGTTCTGCAGAGCTCTGCGCTGTCGTTCCTCGAGCGTCACCACTGCGAACACCTAAGCGATGATCAGCAACTGTTCAGCCGGGCCGTTCAGTACCTGGTTGCCGACTACGACGTGACAACGCAGGTGGCTGAAAAGATCGTTCACCTGGCGGGCACCACCATGGTCGCCGTTCGCGATCGTCAGCGCCTGAACATTCAGAGCAGCACGTCGACGCATACCGTAATCGTTGATCCCGACACCGGCATGCAATGGGCGGTACCGGTCAGCCTGATTTATGAGCGAATCATAAACGCGCCAGACATTAGCCGTTTTCGCTTAGCCAACTCGTAACACCAACCCTCAAACAAACGCCTGTCCCGCACTCCGTGGGTTTGGGTGAGCTGCGCCCGAAATCGAGGTTTCAAGATGGGAAACGCCGTAATTCTGACCACTCAGCTGCCACCAGCGGAGGCCGAAGCACTACTGGCTGCGATGCGCGAGCAATACCGCTTGAGCCTCAACGACTACTGGTATGCAGATGAATATCGGTACGTCCCGCAAGAAAAACGGCACAGCTCGATCCTCGAAAGAACTCCGGTGATGGCTGCTCAGAAACGCCTGATGGCGGCCCTCTCCCTCAGCCTCAAAGCAGTGAAGTAATCATGAAAGAAGATCTCCGCCACGACGTGTTGCAACGCCTCCAGTTCGACTTCGGACTGAAGCACCGCGTAGGCACCGATTACATGCGCGGGGGCACCTGCCCCAAATGCAAGAAAAAGGAGCTGTACTCGCGTTTCGATACCCCGTGGATGGTGATCTGCGGCCGCCCTGAAAAATGTGGCCACACCTTGCACGTCAAAGAGCTGTACGACGATCTGTTTGAGGATTGGAGTAAGCGTGCACCGGCGACGGACCAACACCCTAACGCCACCGCGCGGGCTTATCTGGAGTTCGCCAGGGGCTTTCGGTTTGAGCTGATCCAAGGTTGGTTCACCCAGGAAAGCTTCTACTCGCCTGAACACAACGCCGGCAGCGCC